CCAACACCGACAGTTTGAGTGATATATGAGTCGGCAGTGAAGGTTGCTTCACTGTATCCAGCACCTGCAAGGCGAACTGCATAAGTTGCAGCTGCTTTATCGGTGTCTAAAATGCTTGATGAACCCTCTGCGAGAGGATTTTCGATCAATCCAACCCTTGCAAACTGATTTCCAGTGATAAAATCAGGATTTTCGGTGTCATTTTCGAATCTAGCGTAAGTCAGGACGTTAAATGCGCCCAATTCACGGTAAATATCCTTTCCGTGACCGCCATTTGGAGGAATAATGACGTTGAAAACGGGTGAAGTTGTCCCAGTTGGGACTCCACCTGCGACCAAATCGATTGTTCCAAAGGTATATCCTGTTCCACCGTCCGAAACTGTGACAGAATTGACTTTTGAGTCGTTATCAATCACAATTGTGCACTTTCCGCCCTGTCCATCTCCCAAAATTGGGACATTTCTGTAAGTTGAGTTGGCAGTTCCAAGACCAACACCACGATTTCTGACGGTAATGATCTTCAGTTGACCACTTGTATCAGCGTTTGTTCTGACAGCAGCGTTATCAGAGCTGGTATCCCAGTTACTTGGAGTTGGAATGTAGTCTGTAGAGTCAAATTTGATCGCTTGAGATGGTTTAATGGTGTAAAGATACTTCCAAATGTAACCATCACCACTTGAACCAGCAGATCTGGGTTCCAAATCTGTGAAAGTTGGTTCATCCAAAGAGGGACCACCCTGATAATTGTTCTCAGGAGTGGCATTATTGTAAAGACAGATGTAAACTCTGAAATCAGAGTTCATCACATAGAAGTTTGAGTCATAGATGTCAAACGCACCAGAGGGTTCTGATGGATTTGAACGACTGATGTCATTTCTCCACATGTCATATGTGGTTCCTGATGCCCAGGTAATCTTTCTCACAACCTGTGCAACATCATTCGTGTTGACTTTTTTCAAAGCCAACATCGTGTCATAATAGTCGTTTGACTCGTTCAGATTATCCTTTGGTGCAGGAGGATCTGTGTCCCAAGTTGACGAGTAATTCGTCGCATTGGGAAGACCAATGAATGTGTAATAAGAATTTGATGTTGACTGGACGCCAGCAACAAAATTCTTGGCATTCAAAATACGAAGTTGGTCAGTAATTATTGCTGCCATTGTGAGAAAGTTTTTCTTTATTTATTAGGGGATTTAAGCGGTCGTGTAACCGACATACTTAAGTGGGTTATAACGAGTAATCAAACCAGAGGTGGAAATTCCGTTGTAACCTTGATCGCCATAGAAATTGAACGACTGAGCCGAAGTTTCCATGGTAATCTTGCCCCAACTGAAGTCACCCATGTAAGGTGCAGTTGTGTAACCAATGCTTCCTGCGTTATCGACGTTGACGAAGACTCTTCTCAAAGTAGTTGTGAAACCAACCAGTGAACCCTCGTGAATAATTTGATTGTTATCTTCGAAAGAGGACACCTGATAAACAGCATCGAGAGCCGTTGTTGCGATTCCGATGTGACCACTCGCTGTGTTGCGCGTGGCAAATGTTCCACCAACAGAAAGGTTCGTGTTGGAAACAACGAAGTAATCACCAGTCGAAATTCCACTGATTGTGACAGCAGTTCCAACGTAACTGGTGTCTCTCATTACCGAATCAGAAGGAATAAAGGTGTCAAAGTAGAACTGACT